CCGATTGCGGTAGATCGGCCCTCAAAATACCCGCCACGCACTCGCTTTGCGACCCAATGGCCCACGCCCGCCCGAGTGGTTATATTCCAGCCCATCCGCTCTGGTACACAATGTCCGTTGAGGCCCACTCTATATGCAGACCTTGAGAACTGCTTTTTAGCTGAATCCCGCCGCAATAACCCAATCCTGTAATTCCTTGCCAGTTGTTCGTGATTTGCAGCCCAGTACCCCAGATGGACGAATTCCAGAGAGATGTGTCCCAAATCGCCACAGGACTGGGAGAAAACGACAACGTTGCGGTTGTGTCTGCAAGGTCGAAATCGACGTTCATTCCAACCGCTACAGAGGGAAGACCGTCTGTAAACAGACTAGGCCGCGCTCTTGTAAAGTATTTCTTTACACCGCGAGACTCAAAATAATTAAACGCTTGCAGCGCAACGGTCGTGATGTTGTTCGTATTGTCGATATTGCCGTCATCCCAAGCCTTGCCGACAAAGCCATTGCCGCCAAAATAAGGATCGTCGTTAAACGTTTCCCAGACGTTTGCTTCCCAACCTGTAAAATTGCACCAGTTTTTTGTGATGTTGTTCATCACATATTGCTCTTGGCTTGCGCCTTCTTGGACGGGGACGTTGATCCAAAGCGCGTTATTCTTGGCTGAATAAAGGATTTCCCACCCGAAATTACTTTTGTAAGTTGTCACCGCAGTTGTAATCGCACCTTGGATTTTGTTTGATAGCGCGACTCGAGGATCTAGGCGAGAGGACTGCAATGATCCCGCCAAAGGGACGAGGCCGTCCAAGGTGATAATTAGCAGATCGCCGCCGTATTTCATCATGCAGCGATTCCCCACGGGAGAACCGAGCTTCCAGACACCGATCAGCGCCCAAGTGTTCGCGCTGGAGGGGTCTGTGCCGCTGTAGACGATGGCTTCACCGTTGCTGGTGATAAACACTAGGTTATCGTCCACGCCATAACCAGCGTCGAGCGTCCATGTGTCAAGGTCCACAAGCGTCCCGCCGTACTTTGCAATAGCGCTCAGATCCAGAACCTGCGCCGCCCCACCAACCGCGTTTACGGGCAAATACCAAGCCTTCAGAGTGTTTTTTTGAATGAACCAGACGCGGCTCTTGTGCAGCGCTATATTAGAGAGGGTCGTTGTCGTAACGCCCGTAATCGCAATTGTCGATATTGCGGTGATGCTTGCCCATGTTGCGTTATCGTAAAGCAGCGGGGCATCGACCCCGTTTACGCAGTACAGATAGCTTCCCCCGGCGGTGGTGACGTTGATATGTTCCCAGCGGGAGTTAGTCAGTCCTGTCTTTACCGCAGCGCCCACGACCCCTGTAGCCGTAACGTCATAGATTTTTCCTGCGGCCCAAGCAAACAATTTATTGGTTGTTCCTGTCGAATAATTAACAAGCGATTCGACTTGTCCAGAAATCCCCGTTACCCATTGAATGTACCCGCCGCGCAAGACAACGTTGCTCACGCTGGGAAAGAAATTCGTCAGTTGGACCGCGTCCAAAGGATCCATATTCGCAATCGAATCCCGAGCATTCCAGCCGCCCACGGGCGCGGGGACAGACGCAACCCTGGCTGCGGTTCCCTGAACCAGATTACGGGCCATCAGTTCGCTCCGTAACCGGAATCCGGGATGTTGTCGTAGCCGATCAAAACACTACCCGGACGCGGCGCGAAACTCAGGTTTGCAGACGACATATCCAGCGCCATCGCTGCCTCGAGTTCGTAAGCGAAATTCCTAAACATCGCAGTCGTGTCAAAGCCTTTCGCCTCAAAATACTTCAGCTTTGTCATCAAAACCATGAGCCGCGAAGGATAGATACAGGTGTCCGTGTCCACCGTGAAGCTCGTTTTCACCGCACCCGCTGCGCTTAACGCCCAGCCGTTCGACCTGTATTCAAAGCCCAGGCATTCGGCATTGGAGAAACCGGGCCAGATTTGAAAGTATGATCCGAGCAAGCGCCAGCGAATCCTTGGGCCTGTAGAGATGTAGCCAGAAAGCAGCCATTCCCATTGCTGGGCGCTTTCGGGGCCGAGCATCTCCCAATGCTTGGATTTGTCCCACATCGTGCGCGGGACAAGGCTTTCGTAATCGCTTGGAAAGTCGTACTTCATCTTCTGGAAATACGCCGTAGCAGCCGTCCCAGCGGCAGCGAAGTCTTGATTGACCGTTACCTGCGTTGCAGAATCAACAGAGGCTATAAACGTGTTCTGGTTGATGCCAGTCCCGATGACTTGATAAGTCGTGTCCAGCCCTACGGTGCTTGGGATGCCGGTAATCGTTCGGGCTGCGGTCGTCCACGTTCCTGTTGTTGTCAGGTACTCGGTGTAAAAGATTTTCTGCTTTGTAAGTTCGCGCCAGTCAGCTTTACGCAGCAATTCATAGCCGCAAGCGTTCATGAGCGCGAGGATCTGCACAACGTCCTGGTTGGTATTACCGGCGACAGAGGCGGGAGTCGATACCCCGAGTTCGTTCGTTACCTGTTGCACCAACTGGAGCATCGTGCTCGACATAGCTAAACCTCTTTTTTAGGTCGTCCCGGCTTGCGTTTTTCTGCCAGCAGTTCTGCCATCTGTTCTTTGAGTTCTTCCAGTTCTGTGCGAGTTTTCGCCAGTTCTGAAGAACTCTCGCTCTGGTTTTTGTTCAGCAAATACGCCCGCGCTTTATCCCGCAAACCAGTAGCGCCCATGCCGACACGCTGAAGCTGACCATCCGAGGCCGTGGCGACTTGCTCAACAGTCTGGAACTTCAGGATTTGCAGTTCCGCCATCTGGTAATCGGTAAACTCTACCGGCTGATCCTTGCACCATTCCTGCAACGGAGTGCCAATCGCTTGCGGCGCACCTTGCATCTGGAAATGCAGCCATTGACGCGGGAACCGCGCTTTGTGGTCATCCCTGACGGGCTGGTCTACAACGTTCGTTTTGTCACCGGGGACGATGATCCGCACAAAAGGACGATCCTTGTACGGCTCTTTGTCGTAGGTGTAGAACTCAACGTGCAAGTGCTGGTCTCCGTTACCGATATCACTATCAAGCATTTTTATCTCCTGTGGGGAAATTAAGCACCAGCAATCGAAACCCAAGTGGTTGCGGAAGTGGCGACTAACAGAACACGCGTTGTAGCTGTAACCGAAAGGCTTGTGGCTCCAGCGTTAATCGTTGAAGACGTATTGAACGGGTAAACGGTCAAGGTTTGCGCGCCGCCGTTGTAAACCACAACCATCGCGCCCGCTTCAGTCGGCGGCAGCTTTACGCCAGTCGATGAAGCAGCAGTACCGATTGAGTTGTAGCAGGCCGACAGTTGCAGCGCATCGCTTGCAGCCGAGCCGGTTGCCGTGAGGCCCGTTGCGCCATCACCGCAGATGCTGGTAGTTGACAGCGGGGAGTTGCCGGACGAGAGAACACGCGAAGGGATAGCCATTTTTTAGATCCTTTGTGTTAGGGGAATAGACATGGCTTTCGCCATTGCATAGAGCAAACCTGAACCACAGACTTCGATTACCACATCTTCCTGCGCAAATTCTCGCGCAATGTTCTGGAAGTCTTTCACTTGCTGGCACATCCACGGAGCAGCCTTGTATTTCTGCTCGTGGATCGAAGCCGTGATGATTGTTTCGCCATCGTTCGACTCTTGCTTGTAAACGTGGTGCTGCTCTTCTGAATAGCTAGAGTCCATGCCGAACAGGTAGATGCGCTTATAGCCTTTCAGCTTTGCAAGAACCATCGCCAGCATCCCGACAGTTGTTAAACCGCCCATAAGATGCACAGGACGCTCTTTCTCGTCCTCAAGGTACTCGTAGACTCCTTCGGTCTGAACGTGTACCAGATCGACGTTAAAGTCCTTCAGAGCGTCGAATATGCAGGGATCACATTGGCTGGCAATGTAGAACTGCGTCTGCGGCTTTGGATTCTTCACAAACCGCACGTTTTCCGGTCGTGCATCCAGCATCACATGACCGTCTGGGACAATTCCTTTTTCCAGCAGCCAATCGTATGAACCGTTGACGCTCCAGACTTGAGCGCCGTTCTCAAAACGCGCCGCCAGTTGTGGGAACGATTCGCTAAGACTCGGCCCACCACCGACGATGCAAATGCTTTCCTCGTTCAACTTCTCATCGAAATCGAACCAAGAAAGCTGCCTTTTACAAGACAGCTTTACGTTCCCCAGCATTACGCTGGGGGCCGTATTTCCAACAACGTCTAAAACTGCTTCGACCATATTAAGTGATCTGGCCTTGCAGATGCGGACGGTTAATCGTCACCGTGACCGTCGAAACGGTCGAGGCAATCGTTGCAAGGTTTGCCGAACGCGCTCCGAGAACCTGGAGACCCGCAGAGGCAAGAACCTTGACACGACCAGCAGTACCGGACAGGAACAGCGTCACCTGCGGAGTCACCGCAACTGCCGTCTTCTTGACCACCGCGTTGCCTTCGATCTGATACCAGCCGAACGTGCCTGCGAGGTTAGCAGACATCGCAACAGCGACCGGACAGGCTTGGTTTCCCGTGTTTGGGACCAGAACCGTCTGATAGGTCGTTGCGTTGTACGACACGAGCGAACCGACAACCGTAGAAGCCACCCCAACGAGCAGGATGAATTCGCCTTCGCCGTAAGTAGGATCGTCAGCGCGCACGATCTTCCCGAGGACGTTGGGCGGGGACGGGATAACTGTAGCCGAGCCGGACGAAACGCCGCCCGGAGAGGTCACACCCGTGTCGATGTTGGCGATCTGAAGCAGACCGGCTTGGTTTTCAATGATAGTAAAAGCCATTTTGCTTCTCCTTTAAGCGATCAAAACGCCGCAAAATTGCGGGCCGGAGGACGTAAGATTGCCCGCCCATCCGATCAATTTTACAATTGCGTCTTGGTTAACGGCTTGCCGTTCGCCGCCAATCGGTACGAAATTCCTGTCCACATGAGGCCGGAACATCATGTATTTCGTATTCAGGAACCACATATGCGAAGCAGTTGCAGCCGAACCGATACCGCCGTCCAGCACCACATCCGAGGCCATGCCCGCGCCGTAGTATTTCAGCGAAGCAAAGCCAGCACCCGCAGACGAGTTGCCCGAGTCAGAGATGCGCTGAATCGACTGAAGCGATTGCAGATACAGACGGTAATAAATGTTATCCGCCACGATCAGATCGGGTTTGTCGGTTCCGCGAATCAACTGCACAGCCAACGAGTCCATGTACTGCTGGATGTTGGAGGCTGAAGTTGCTGAGCCGCCGTTCGTCACGCCCGAATAAGCAACCGACTGCCAGAACGAGTAAGTGGCGCGGTTAATGCCGCCATACGTCCCAGAGGTCGGAGCATCCGGCACAGCCGCGCCGAGGCCGGTGATGTTCTTGCCGCTGTTGCCGGTTCCGTCCAGATAGATATCCGAACCGATACGGTTAGCAAGCTGCGCTTCAGCCACGTTCATGCGACCGTCGAGCAGGTCGATGATCGCTTCTTTGCCGCTGTTCTGGATCATCTCCAGGCCGCTGATAGAGACTGCCGCAGCGTACTGGGTGATGCCGAACTGTGCCGCACTACCAAATGTTCACAAGGATTCGTTACTTCCTTGCCGCCCTTTCGGACTGCTGCATATTTCTATGCAGAGCAGACTATCTCACAACCCTTTCGGGTTCTTTGCACTTCGAGCCACTTGGCTCTACGGGTAGTCACACCCTAGTCGTTACACCTTCCCATTTCTGGGCTTGGCTCGGTATTGCCTTCAACTTAATGGTCAGGGTTTCACCGAATTCACAAAGTTCATTCAATGCAGATTTCTCTGCAAGGCCACTAGTGTGTCAATGGGACTATTTTGCGACACGTTCAGCACTTCGTAACCCGAGTAAGAGTTCGTGTTATTCGTCGTGCTGTCGTTGTACATAATCTCTTGCAGGATGACGTTACCGCCGGAGAACGTTTTCACGTTTCCGCGTTCCTTCAGCCTACGCAAGAGCGCGTTGTTGTTCGTTACGTTGTCTGCAAGCTCACCCGAGCGACTTTGAATGTTGGTCGCAATGATGTCACTTACAGAACTATTGGCAAATGCCATGTTTTAGCTCCTTGAAAGTGGTTAGAGTCGTTCGCTGAGGTTTTCAAACTGCTCTGCCAGCAACGCCCGACGATCTTGCGCTTTGGATTGAGTAGCCGCTCCGGGTGTGGAGCCTCTGACGCTCACCGCTGCCGCCCTTGCTGCTTTCGCAACCCTATCGGCTCCGGCTCTTTTTGTTTGTTCAGCTTGGGCTTGTTTGCCCGCGTGAACGGTCTCGAAAAGTCCCGGATCTAGGCGCACCGCTTTGTCGTAAGCATCTTGCAAATCGGTCGCAACGCCGCTCTGTAGGAGCTGGATCATCACAGGCCGTGCTTCTTCAAAATGCTCTGCCTTCTGCGAGAAATTGTTTATCTCTCCGAGAAGGGCTTGGTTTTGTAGCTGTTCTTGCTGCTGTTTCCAGCCCATCACCTCGCCGCGAACCGAATTTAGCTCGTTTTGCAAGGCGTAAAACTGTGGATCTACGGCAGTCTGTTGTTGCAAACCACCGACATCCGATAAATTTACTCCGTAACTTTGTGCAAGTCTAGCAAAATATTGGTGCTTTTCAGCGGGTTGCGAGTTTCTTAAAATGTGGTCTGCTTCCATGAGGGCTTTTACAGCCTTCGGAGCATCAATCCCCAGGCCCGTGATCGTGGGCATATACGGGGCAATAACCTCTTGCATTTGATCCGCGAACTGGGCTTTAGACCTAAGAGGCTCTATCCCCGCCTTCATCTGTTCTTCGCGCTGATGGGCGTATTCTTTCAGCCTATCGTCGGCGGTCTGCCAGACTTCGTGATAGTCCTTTTTCCAGCTTGCCGGGGGGCGCTTCCAGACGGGTTCCTCTGTAACCTCTGCTTCTGGAGTCGTTTTAACGGGAGTTTCGGCTTTGGCGTACTTGCCAGCAACGTCCCTGACGGGTTCAGCGGGGGCGGGATTTGCTTCGATTTCGTCGAATTGCTGGGCAAGCATCTCGCGGCGGGCATCGCCGTTTTCAACTGGGACAATCTCATTGAGGTCAGACATTTTTGCTCCCTGTGGGGGTCATTTGCGGGTGAAACGAATATCATCCCTGAGCCTGGACAAAACTTTGTTGGCTTGGGAATGAGTCATATTGGCAAGCTGAGACTGCAACACCTCGCGCCGGGTGTCTTTTACGATCACGGGCTTGGATTCCATGCTTTCGTTGCCGACTTCAAAACAATTGTGCCTTTTCAGGTGCTCTCGGTGCTGGGAGCGGCTCGTAATCATTGAGCCGTCAGCCATCGACTGATACGGCTGGATATCTGGCTGGATCATCACACCTTCAGCCGGGGTTCGCTCAACTTGATCTATCGGGACCCACTCACCGTTAATCGACACGTATCTCATAGCAGCATCATCACTTCTTCGTCGTCCAGTTCGATGTGTAGGTTCCAAATCCGCTCGACTCGGTCCAAGTCGTCGAGCATCTTGTCGTAGTCAATCGCTGGCAAAGTCGATGCGCGTTTCTTTGTATACGGCGCTGCGATCTCTGTCGCAACGTCTGGTCTGCCCTCAACGATTCGCTCAAACGCATAAATAATCTCGTCTTTTCGCCGTTTTTTGTCTTGTATTTCTTTTGCAAACTTCTTTTTGAGGTAATCGCCGTCATGGGTATCCAGCACAACAATCGGGGTGACGTAGTCCCAAGTTGCGCTGTCCCAAGTCCCGACATCCCATTCGCCATTCATTATTGAACGACTTCGACCCCAATTGCTCTACCGTCTGGGCCGCGAATGATGCGTTTCTTTGCAGTTAGCGCCGTCATGATGTTGCCCATCCTGTCATTTGAGTCGTTCTGCGTCTGTGCAAGTGCTTCCTGCATTGCGCTCACTTGCGAGAGTCCCGTGCCTAGCTCTTGAGCCATCCGAGCGGCGCTGGCTGTGATTGCGTCCACAAGAGGCGGGTCGCCGCCAGGGTTTGCGCCGATCCTTGCCACAGTTACCTTGGTTGCTGCCTCGAGTTCTGCCTTCCAGCGGTTGAACTCGTCCTCTTGCGCGGCTTGCTGCGCTTTCATAGCCATTTCGTGCTGCATCTTCTGTTCTTCGATCTGCGCTTGCATCTGCGCGAGTTGCATATCTGCTTGAATCTTCGCTTGGTGCATCTGCGTGTCGATCTGGGCCTTTACCTGAGCGGCTTGCGAGTCTGCTTGCATCCGCATCTGCTCGCCTTGGGCCGAGGCTTGCATCTTCGCTTGCTCAAGCTGTTGCGCGGCTTGGATCTTTATCATCTCTGGATCTTGCGGCGCGGGTTTCGGGTTCATCGCCGCTTGCTTTTGCGCTTGCTTCATCTTTTCCAGAGCTTGATCTATTGCGCCCTCAATCGGCGCAGCTTGCTTAAATGCTCCGACTCCGAATTTCATCAATTCGACCAACATCGGAACCAACTCTGGAGATTGCTGGCCCACGGGCAATGCCTCGCGCATGAAACCGCCAAACGCGGTCAGGAATTCGACGCGATCTTTTTTGTTCTGTTGCTCGTCAAGTTGAACAAGACTGTCCGAATCCACCTCGATCCTGAAGTTTCGCAGCGGGCTTTCTTGCAGCAGCATGAGTGCTTGCGGGACGAGGGCTTGATCTTCTTCGCTCATCTGCTCGGCAGCGGCGTATTCAAGAATCGTCTTAGGCTGAAACTTTGTGCAGATAATCTGCGCTTTTAGACGGATCAAACCGCTGGCGAACAGCGCGACTTCTTCTTGCATCGAACGCAGCCGCAGTCCGGCATATTGGCCCTTGATCTGCTGTGCTGTCGCTGTCTCAGACGCATGGGACGCGCCCCGAATAATGTCGCTGATGCCGGTGATTTCGTAGATTTGCGCCTTGATTTCCTCCCGCGCCCGATAGCATTGCAAAAGCGCGTTCGACAGCGTATCCAGCGGCAAGAGGTCGATGCTACCCTTCAGCCCGCCCTTCTCTGAGAACGCCATCCACTTGTCCACGGGGATCAGCGCGTTGTTCTCGCCTTCAGTCAGCAGTCGTTGAAGGCTTGGCTGGCTAGCGTCATAGACACCCCGAACCCGTAAAGCCTTCACAAGCCCGTCAATTCGATCTGAGAGGATATCTAGCTCGTTTGCTTGGTCTTGATACAGAATGAAGTCAGGAACCGGCACAAGCGTGTCTGAGGTCGTTGTAGCGTACAACGGTTCACAGCACGGAAAGAACCCCTCCAGTTCTAGCGGATCGTCCCGCTCGTCGATCATTTCTGGGTTGTTCTTGCTGAACCAGTAGACTTTGCCGCTGTCTTTGCACCAAAGCTCACAGATTTTCGCTCGGGTGCGCTCTTTGGTTGATTGCCCGTAGTTCGTCAGCGTTTCAGGGCCGCTGTCGAGCGCGATCTTCTTACCTGTCTTTTCTCCGAACCGTTCGATTAGGGCTTCCCGGCTCATGTACACCCAGCGCCAGACGCAGGTAACTTCTTCCCATGTGCGGGCTGTTGAATGACCGAAGTCCTTCCAATGAACGTAATCAGTCGGGGCGCATTCGTACTCTATTTCCTCTTGCGGCTCGGTTTCTCCAGCGGTGTAGTCTTGGCTTTCCGGGGCCGGTGCGCCTTCAGGGGTCTGACCTTCAGCGCCTTCGTTCTCAACGTCCTCTGTGACTTGCAGACCGTCTTCTGGAACGTCTTGCTGGCGAACGTGAGGTTCGTAGCGCACCCATGCCACGCCGCGCCCACCGAGGAACCTGTCCTCGACCGCGTGTTTCATCGTTGCGCGAAAGTCGGGGTAATGCTCAATCTCAAAGTCTAGGGCGCGTTCGATTAGTTGAGCAGCAACCCGGCCCACTTGGTCATTGTCTCCGAATCGACGCTGGGCTACGGCTTTAGGCAGCTTCGCGTACACAGCAGGAATCAGCGTCTGGACGTTCGACCAGAGGATGTTGAACTTGGCGGTTTCGTTTGTGTGCTGGCTTCGGTTATCGTCACGGTAACGCTTCACGATCTTAGTCGTGCGAGCTTCCCACTTCTTGAACTCGTTGTCGTATGTCGAAACGACATTGAGCCATTTCTGCACACCTGTGCTGGTTGGTTCCATTATTTATTTTCCTGTGCAAGCAAGTCAGGCGCGGCTACACCGAGCGAGGCGGCTAATGCTGAGTTCCTGCGCCACGGATCAAAGGCAGCAAAGCGGGAGCGAATGTTGTCGGGAGATACCAATGCAACCGTGTCACCAAACTCATCCTCATGCATGACCCCAGAATATCCATGTTTTCTTGCCAACTCATTTCTTAACTTTTGCATTTCAACAGTTGCATCTGCAATGTCTAATGGATTTTTAGGCAATTCTTGGTTAATTGCTCTTTGCTCTTTCCTAGATGAATTTTTTACCAAATTTCTTAAATCTCGATCCGATGCGATATTTCCTCTTACTACAAGCGGCATATCTACATTTCCATAATTTGCAGACCTGTCCGGCAACGTAAAAATGCCAGAAAATTTGCCGCCTTCTTCTATTTTAGAAATAGGTTTATTAGTTGAGTGAACGTAGTTTTCAACAAAACCCATCGCCGCCGCCCTCTGTTGCGGCGTATTGTCAGCAGGCAGTCCCAGACCATGCTGCTCGACCGGCAAGGCTGCACGTTGCTGGGCTAGACGCAGGGCTTGCTCTTGAGGAGCGACCATCTTCGTAATACCCGGCCCCGCATTGATAGCCGCCTGCATAACCGCAGCCATGATCTGATCCCGCGTCCCACCCGTTGCAGGGGTCGGGTACGCTTGCGCCATGTTCTGCCCGAACTGCTGCCAGTTCTGCGGCATTGTTTCGGCGTATTGCGTCAGCATATTTTCTGCTGGTGCGTTTTGTTTAATTGCTTCAGCTTTTCGCGCCATCAACGGATTAACGGTCGCAGGACGGCTTGCGTCCTCCAGTTCTTGCTGGTAACGCAACGCCGCAACGAGGCGGTCAGCATCAGCCATTATTTATTCCTTCTGCGCTCATTTTGTGAATATCACATCCCTGTTGACCCGGTCAGCGATCTCGTAGCCCATGCTAGCCAGTAGGTTGATCGTGTCAGCGTCTGTGTATCCGTATCGCTCACCGAGCGTTTTAAGCTCAAGCGTAATCACGGGCCAGCTTGCCTCTATCGTAGCAATCGCCCCAAGCAAGGCTTCATGCTCTGAGCCTTCAACGTCCAGTTGCAGCAGATCGCAGTCAGTCACGCCCAAGCTGTCAATTGTGATGACCTCAAACTCGTCACCTGGCTGGATCTGGTGCGCTCCGATGTTGTCGGGCTGGATCTGGTCAATCGCTGCGCGTCCAGGTTCTTTCCCAAACGCAGCCCGACGAGCAATGACCTTTTGTTGATTCGATGTGTTTATCTGCAATGCAGCAAAGTTAGCCGCGTCAGGCTCGACCGTGAAGACCAGCGCAAAGCGTTGAGCCAATGCTGCGGGGTAGATGCCGATATTCCCGCCAGCTTGAATAGCTGTCCTGAAGTCTTTGCACAGATCCAAGGACGCATAGAGGTCGGGCGCCTCTGCAAGCGCAGCAAAAAAGCAATGCCTGTCTTTTTCTGGGACAGCCCAGCCGCTACGATATTGCATAGGCCACCCGAGTTTGCTCCCAAGGCCGAGGCTTGCCGTGAAACGCCACAATCTTGTCGTTAGGCTTCAAACCAACGTTTAGAACATCAGCCTTGAACGACACGATGCCTTGCGTGATGTCTTGCCAGTAAGTCACCTTCTTATCCCGCAGCGCCCATTCGATGTATATCTGATCCCCGCCGTCACAGTAGCGATCCCCGTCGAGAAACTGGTCGTAAAGCTCGGTGTGCGGCTTCGACCAGTACATGAGGCTCGACTGCATCGCGTTCGGGTTCGTCTTGCCCCGGTAAAAGTCGCGCAGGATGACGAAATCGTGGCCCTTGGCTGCGTCAAGGATCTCTGAGCAGTCACCCACAAGGATTGTGTCCAGATCCATGTACAACGCGCTTGGCAGGCGGAATAGCTCGACCTTTGACCACCAGCCAGCCCAATCGTTGACCAGCGGGATCGTCGCGCAGTCCAGATCCATGTCGGTGAGGCAGACGAAATCCTCGCCGGGTAGGAATTTGGCACATTGAGCCTGAAGCGCGTAAACGTGCTTCGGCTCGTAGTCACCACCAGACTTTAGGACGCAGGCAATCACGCGCTGAAGATGCCCACAGCCATCACCTCGACACCCGCGCCGGTCGTGACTTTCCACGCGCCGTCAGCCGATACAGCATTCATTTCAACGTTGTACACGCCGATGCCTGAGCCGGGGCTTGCGGGACAGATCGTGTGCGTCAAGATGCCCGTGCCTGAGCCGTCAACGACGACAACGTTGCCCGTGGCGGCTGTGGTGACCGTGCAGATCAGCCTGTGGATGTAATCGCCCTTTGCGCCCGTTGTGCCGAGCACTTGCGCGGTTGCGCTGGCTGCAACGTGCTCATACTGATAACGATACGGATTCGATACGCCGCTCATAGTCGCTTCCTTTGATTAGATTGCTGATGGGTCGCCCACATATCGTTCAGGGTCACTTCGTTTTCAGGGCCGACGATTAAGGGTTTGATCCTGTCGGGTGCTTTCGTCGCAGGCTCTTTGCGCCAGACGATTGAGAGCATCCGCAGAGCATCTGCCGGGTGGCTCGTCCAATCGTGCCGAGGGGTCTGCCTAAACGCTTTCTTGTCTTCGTCGTATTCGCGCTGATACTGGCGCAGAGCTTCCATGCCTTCGTCGCACTTCTCAGCGTCGAACCATGTCATCGGCAGCATCTGGCGCACGGCTTGAATGCCGTCCTGAACCGACAGATCCGGGACGATGGCAAGGTTGTTGATGCCCAAGTGTTCAGCCATCTGCTCGATGATCGACTTGCCGCCCGAGGCTAGAGTCTTGGCTCGAGCATCGTGCGGGAGGTAGTGTTTGCCGTACCTGTAAGGCTTCGCTTTAATGACTGCGGCGAGTTCGTTGATGTTCGCGCCGCTGACCGCGTAATAATCAATGATGTGGATCTCGCCCCTAATGACTTGATAGAAAAAAACTGCCGTATCGTCTCGGTAGCCCAGATCCCAGGCGGTGTGTACGAGCACTTCAGGCTGATAGTCCACCTGACAGATGCGGCCTTCTTCGGCGGCCTCGCGCATTTCTGTACCGTAGAACGCCCCTAAGATACTCGCTTCAAATGAAATTTCATATTCTTGATCGTACTGATCCTTAGAAAGCTGCGCCTTCGCCGCGGTTAGTTCACCAACCGGAAGCAGACCCGACTTGCTGGCTGGTAGCTCGAGCAAGAACCATTCGTCTTTGAGCCGTTCGGCAGTCTTGCGAATGTCCCAAAACTGGTTCTTACCCTTCGGAGTCCCGCCAAACACAGCCCAGCCCTGCCGGTCAGAGAGCGCGGGACGGATGACGTTACCCCACACGCTAGGCTTGAAGTCGCCGAACTCGTCCATGTAGATGCCAGAGAACCCGAGTCCCCGGATCGCATCTGCGTTATCAGCGCCGAACAGCCGGATCTTTGAGCCGTTGATGAGCGTCACGGTTAGCTCTGCCTCGTTAGAGTCGGCTGAGATCGGCTGCGCGTAGTGCTTGAGATAGTCCCAAACGACCGACTTAGCCTGGCTGCGGAACGGCGCAACGAAGCCGAACAGCGGCATCGGGTCTTTGCACATAACCGCAGCGCGGATGATGTCGTTGATCGCTGCGACCGTCTTGCCAGCCCTACGGTGCGCGACAAGACACGCCCAGCGGTGCGTCCTGTCGTGGAAAGGCATGAACGCTTTGCGAGGCGCATAGGGTAAAATTATCTCTCGGACTGCTGCCATGTGATCTTGAGTTCTTGCGGGCCACCGTCAGGGCCGGATGTTTCATGCCTCTGCGTTTCTGCCCATCGCATCTGCGCCTTCGTCCACCAGATCATCGCCGTAGTGTCCTGGCCCACCGTGGCCTTGTTGAACAGGGTCTTAGCCACCGCAGCCGAGGCTTGAGCCTTGCCCAGACCTAGCTCGAGGTCGTAGTGCTTGCGGAGCGTGTCAGGGGCGATGCCAATGAGAGCAGCGATCTGATCTTGAGGCAGGCCGAGGCCCGAGGCACTCTGAGCCTGTTGCCTTGTTTTATCGGTCGGACGGTGCGATTTGAATGACATTCTTTTTATAGCCGGTAGCTTAAGCTGCTTTCTTCAATGAAATGAAAGGCTTACCGGTTGATTCCAGCGTTGCTGTCTGTCCTGTGAATTCTTGCCAGCGTTGGACGATTACATCACAGTATTTAGGGTCGAGTTCCATGCTGCGGCTGACACGGCCTGTTTTCTCGCAAGCGATGCAAAGGCTTCCGCTGCCACCAAACGGTTCAAAGACTACAGCCCCCGCATTGCTTGAGTTCAGCACCGCCCTTTCGATCAATTCAACCGGCTTAGTGGTTGGGTGAAGTGGGCTGCTTTTGGGCCTTTTGCACTCCCAAAGGTCGGATTGCTTGCGGTCTTTAACTGTCCACAAACGTGCGGCCCTCTCATTCCACCCATACCAGATCGGCTCGTATTGGGTGTGGTAATCCTTGCGAGACATAACCAACTGGTCTTTCGCCCAGATAATCGTGCTTGACCAATGGAACCCACCATCACGCAGCGCCTTGTCAATAGCGGGCCATTCAGATGACCCCATCACACAGTAAAGCGGACATCCAGGAAGAGTGACCGCAGTTATGCAGGACACAACGCCCGTCAAAAAATCAGTCCATTCGCCTTCAGTCTTAAAGTTGTCGTTTAAAATCTCACGTGGCTTATACCCTTGTGCGTTGTTCGCCAAGTTTGTTCCGTAGGCAACATTCCACGGAGGATCGGTTACGACCAAGGATGCCTTATCGCCTGCCATCAGCGTGTCCACAGCGTCAATGCTGGTCGAATCCCCGCACATCACCCGATGCTTGCCCAGCAGCCAAACGTCTCCCAGGACGGTCACAGGGGCTTCGGGCACCTCCGGCACAGCGTCCTCGTCTGTCAGCCCCTCCGTTCCAACTGGGGCCAGCAGAGCCTCGATCTCGTCGGTGCTAAAGCCGGTCAAGTCGAGATCGAAGCCCATGTCCTTCAAGTCGGTGAGTTCGACCGCCAGCATCTCGTCATCCCAACCCGCATTCAACGCCAGCTTGTTGTCTGCGATGACGTAGGCTTTCTTCTGCGCGTCTGTCAGATGGGTGAGCCGAATGCTAGGAATGTCAGTAATCGCTAACTTCCTTGCCGCCATGACCCTGCCGTGACCGGCAATGATGCTGCCGGTCTCGTCGATCAGGACGGGATTGGTAAAGCCGAATTCCTTGATGCTGGCGGCGATCTGGGCCACCTGAGCATCGGAATGGGTGCGGCTGTTCCGGGCATACGGAATCAGCGCGTCAAGCTTTACTTGCTCAATTTTCACTTTTTATCCGGCATACGCTTCATGGTTTCAGCCAGCCGCTTACCCTTATCGGCTTGGTTATAGTCTTTGGCAACGCTTACTGGAACGCCGACCTTCTTTGCGAACTTTGGATCGTGAGCGGCGGCTGCCATCATGCGAGCTTGGGCAGGTGATTTGCTTGGCATCTTAAAAGCTCTTTTGATAGTACCCGCCCATCCCCGTTACCCCGCCGGTAATCGGCTGGTTCTTGGGCTTGTTAGCGTATACGTCAATGTACGGCTTGAAGGAGGAGGTGCTGTCTATCGGGACGTTATAAGTCAATCGACCGCCGCCGAACAGTCCGCCGCTGCCTCCGCCCCCGCCGCCAGTAAATTGCAGGTTTCGCAGAATCTTCTCGATCTCGGTTTCTTCTTTTTGGTTACCGAAATTGGGCGCGTTGCTCCCGTAGTATTTCAGAGCTTCTGCGAGGCGTTCTGAATCATCCATCAAAAGAATCCGAGGACTGTGGCTGCGCCCACGAGCAGCAGTCCCCGGACACAACGCGTCTGGGGGGGGAGTTCACCAGCGCGGTGGGCAAGCGCGAGGGGAGTCGCGCAAATAAGGGTTGCGATCATTTTCAGAGCGTATTCCTCCAAAAAATAGATGTCAAGCCATGAATTTCATCGTTTTCACGGTTAATTCAACTCCTTGCAAATCCCGTACAACTGCTCGGCATCCCTTCCATGTGATCGCGAATTCGATCTGCAACTCGTTTTCTTTCCCGTTCGGCATTTTGACTTCAACGAGCCATGTGATACCGTTTATCGCCACCAAGAGGTCAGGCACACCCTTGCCCACCGCAGCCAGAGACAGAACGCTGCACCCCAATTTCTTAAAGCAATCAACAATTTCTGCGTGGTTCCCGTCTACTCTCGACGCTCGCCGCATAATTCCCTCGTCTTTTCAAGTAATTCCATTTCTGTGCCATATCGGGCCTCAAACTCGCGCCGCCAAGGATGCCGACTGACCGCTTCGGGCGTGTTTATCAATCCCCGGTGATGGATCTGGCACAGTCCCAGCACAAAATCCTCGCCAATGCGTCTGCCGCCGCTCAGAAGATGATGAATCTCGCAGGGGCTGTCTACCCCTTCACCGTGACAGACAATGCAGCCAGCAGCCCGTACAGCGTTCTGGAAGCGTTTCTGTTCTTTCGTCATGGAATCATGCTTTCAGGTGCTGGAATCTTAATGCCGGCATGATGCGATGCAGCATTGAGCCAGTCGAGCCACTCAGAGAACCGCTTTTTACCGTAGCGGCTCGTCCTTCTGCCAAGCATCACCATCCCGCCATCGAGCCCTGGCGAGATCCGCGGGGAAGTCTCTCCCTCAAAAGCAGCCGTCAGGATGTCCTTCCATTCCTCGTCGGTTAGCGTTGTCATCGTCCCGTTGATGGGCCATTGCTTCTGCGCGGCCCACGCTTGCAAGATGGGCCATTGTGCCGCGTTAGCCGATGAGCTTCGCTTTTCTTCGCAGACAGGGCAAGTCATGTCAATTGCTCCAAAGGGGTTAGCAAGGTTGCAGAAAT